TAGATTATTGATACCTGCATTTATCTGTTGGCCTTTTGTTGTATCTGCATCATCGTATACAAAATCCTCAACAGAACATGGTAGTGTATTGACCGTACCATCAAAAGAGAAGAAACCATTGTTACCCATCCAGTATGCAACACCATCGATCTCTATGGCTGCATTCTTACCGATCAATCCGCAGTTCGTACCTACCTGTTCGAATCCAAATGTAAAAGGGGCTCCAACAAACTTCATCGTATACAGAGCATTATCTGTCCAAATCAAAATATTCTCTTTTGCAACAAGACCACCCATGATTTTTGTGCCGTCCTGTAGTCTTTGTGTACCTGCAGTATTTGTTGCCTGTGGTGTATACTTATTTATGTTCTCATCCTCAGAGAATCTTATAAACATATCATCCTGTGATGACGGTGTGCCAATAGTCTCCTCTGTTCCAAGATGAATCAAGTGTCTTGTTGTTGGTGATATGAGTGTGACTCTTGTTGCAGTTGGATTACCACTATCTGTTGCTGCATCTATTCTTGTTTCAAAACCAGATGTCAACATAGATGCTCTTGTTGTGAGTCTAGCTGTAATACCAGCGTTCCATGTAAATGTTTTACCATTTGCAATGGTTGCAACCAACACTTCACCAAAATTACTTAGTGACCATAATCCTGGTTCTAGTGTTACCGATGATGCCTCAACAGCACTACCAAATCCAGAAAAATTTGTGGCGTTAGTAACCACAGCGCCATCGCTGTGAGCCTGTCCGTTTGATGTGCCAAAGGTTGCTGTTCCTGCTGCACCTCTGGTTATACCTGTTAATTCAACTCCCGCAATTCCAGTGTATGTTATTAATTCA